CCACTGCAGTATGGTGCTGTCATAATACTCAAGCGCAAAGGTGGCCACCACGTCGGATTCTACACTGGTGAAACGACGAATAGTATCTATTTGCTTGGTGGCAACCAAACCGATGCGGTAAATGTCAAGACATTCTCAAAAGACCTTGTCTTGTCTGCTCGCCTGCCTAAAGAACTAAACACAACAGACCAAGCAATTTTCGATGTCGTAGGGGTAAAATAATGGCACTCATTACAGTAACAGAGCTCAAGTCTAACCATCTAAATATAGGTGACAGCTCACAGGACACACGCCTGCAGGCACTGATAAACCAGGCCGGCGCTATGATCGATGGCATTTGCAAGCAGCCTATTGTGCAGGCGACAGGCCCTTACGATTTTTTAGGTTCGCATCACCAGACACAGATACTGCCATATTCTGTGACGACTTCGCTGTCATCATTGCAGTATAAGGAAGACGTCCTTGACGCTGCATGGACAACAGCCACGGGTGCTATCATCGTCAAGGCTGACGGGATATATCAAGTATATTATGAGGACGGCCTAACCTATCCAGTATGGAGAGCCAATGTTACTGTAGGCTACACCGATGCAACATGTCCGCAGGACATCAAGAGCGTCTGTGGTGAGATGGTCGTCGAGCTGTTCAAGAACACAGACTTCTCAGGCCGTGAGAACAGGCTCGGTCTGCAGTCGGTAGCAAGCGCCGAGGGTGGCACAACGACGACGACAATCTATAAAGACTTGACCAGTCGGTTCCGTTCACGCCTTGCACCGTATATCGTCAGGGCCTGGATATGATAACGGTCGACGAATACGTTCGTAAGGTTCTGGGCTTGCTGCCTACTCTGGCAAAGGATGCTTTCGATCCGCAGCGTATACAGACGGCTCTGGGTGCTAACGTGTCAGACCATTATGGCGAAACAAACAGAGCACCTAAATACCCAAGCAATAGCCCTAAACTCAATCTTGTCACAGGTAATCTGTTCAAGGCTGCAACGGTCTACAAAGCCCGTGGTAATGCCTCGCAGTTCAAACAGGCTGGAGATACATATTCTTTTGTCTGGGGCATAGACCTCGATGTTATCCCATACGCTCGCATTCATGAGTATGGTGGACAAGCAGGTCGAAACCTTATGTCTACAATACCAGCGAGGCCGTACATAACTCCAGCCATTAAGGATTTCGAGCAGGAAACACTGCCGAAGATTATCGAGATCATGCTCCGCAAATTATCACAGGCCGCATCATGAGCAAAACTTCCAAATACGAAATAGCACTTGACCTCGTGCGTGACAAGATCAACGACGACGTGACACTCAAGTCTGTCAATGTGTTCACAAAGGAAACGGTGCTGTCTAACACGAAGGCGAACGTGTACACGAACATCATCAGTGATGACGTAGCTCAGGACCTTGTCGAGTCTAGATACACGCCAGGACTCCGCAAGATGCGCATCGGCTGCTATGCCATCCAGAAAAACCCACTCGACTCGCAGGAACTGGGCACGGCTGCATTGGCACACGGTGTGCTTGCTGAGAAGCTGGACGTCGTCATGGACAACGTCGCGGCTGCTCTGCCCTATTCAGATACTACGAATCAAGGTTACACCATAACCCTGCACGCTATCGAAACCAACTCCGTCACTGGTTACGTCGATGACAAGAGCGACAAGGTGGCACTATTGTACGAAGCAACATTCACGTATATCCAGAAATGAGAATCTCAGAACTGATAGCGCACTTGCGCCAGATACACGCTGCCTACGGTGACATCGATGTTCGCGTTGATTCTGACCTGTTCAGCGATCACCAGCCTCGTGACGTTACTAGTGTGACCGTGCTGGAGTTCTTCGTTCGTGATATACAGCAGATAATCATCGGGCAGTTTCCTAGCGAGCCTTCACAAACTAAAGTAGTTCTTTATGTCGGAAACGAGCCAAAGCTCAAGCTCTAAACAGCTTGACATTTCTTTCGCCTGCATCGCTCACAAGAGCGAAGCACACCACGTCATGCAGATGATCGCAACACTTCCGAGTGGTTGCGAGGTGGTCGTGCTATGGAATGAGCAGGGTGACAATCCAGAGGTTGTAGAGCGTAAGACAATCACGTTGAAAAACGGGACAGTGGTGCGGTACTACGCAACGCAATGGCAAGAGCTCCACTTCGCCAATCTTCGCAACCTCTGCATTGGTCTCTGCTCTCGTGAATGGGTCATGTGGATAGACGCCGACGACCGTCTGCTGCTCCATCAACACAAATGGTTTTCCGAGCTGGATATTTACCCACCAGGTGTTGGTGGGCTCGTGTGTGGTTGCGTGGGAGTGCAGCCAAAGCATCAACAAGGAAGTAACGACGTAATGCGATACCACACGCCAACGGCGAGGGTATTTCGTAACTACAAAGGCTTCATATTTCAAGGTGCAGCTCACGAACAAATCGGCTGGTCAATCGAAAAACAGGGATTCATAATAGGTCAGTGCTCTCTAATCATTCACCATGTGGGCTACGAAGTCGACGCCGACGCGATGACTAGCAAACTGAAGCGCAATGTACGAGGCCTGGCACGAGAGATCGCGAACTGCACAGACGATGAGAAGCTAATCTTCTGGACGCAAATGATTCACCGCGATTCTCAAAGTTTCATGTATTACATAACCAAGGACAACCAACATGTCAGTTAATAATCGCGTCGTGGCAGGTGGTAACCTGTTCGCCGCATGGACTGTCGACGATTCGGTAACAACGCCGACCGTGGGAACAACACATCTCTACAAACTGCAGAGCAATATCATCTCAACAGACGTCACTCGCGATGCCGGCTCTGGAGCTTATTCAATCACTATCGAGCACGTTGAGGACAACGCGGCCCTGCAGGCTTTCGTCGAGGCAGCTATCAACACAGGTGCTGGAGCTATCGAGGACTTGCTTCTTGAGAACGGCACGAATGAGACAGGTGCTGCTCAAAATCAGAAGCTCATCTGTGCTACTCGCGGCGGTCTCATCGGCAATACAGTCGGTGGCAAGCGCAAGGTCGGTGTATTCCCACAGCGCATGAACAACGAGTCAGGTGGATGGACTCAAGCAGGTGAAACCTACAACCGAGTAACTCTGTCATTCGAAGGGTTCAAGCTGTCAACACCAGTGACACTCGCAGCAACATACTTCTCTGAGTTCTTCACAACAGCTACGCCTGTTGTACTCAGTTCATCGCTCCCTTACGGAACGGTAGTCTATAACTAAGCCCTCTGGGCTATGTGGTGGGGGCCGTTCTGCGGCATGGCGGCCCCTGCCTATTTTTAACACATGCCGTCTAACTATTCGAGGTCTGACATGCCGTCGATCAAACTATATTTTGCCGGTGAGCCCAAGGACGTGGCTCTCAAGTCTATCGTTTCACGTAAGATTATCAAGGCCGTCGAGAAGCCTATTGCAACACTGCGAGGCCTTGGCCAGAACGCTGCCTTCCAGAAGGCCCTGCAGGAGTCTCCGAATGCTTCCAAAATCGTGAGCCTATCTGGTGGCGCAAATAGCCAGCACGCTGCCAAGCTATCGGCTGAAATACGTGCTGAGATTCCACAGATTACCGACAGCGACCTGCAGTCGATGGTCACACAGCGCATCCAGTCGGAACTGCTGGAGTCATTCCCGAATATCTGGGAAGCCCTGAACAACCCTGTCACCGAGTTCCCTCTCGACAACGACGAAGCTATCGAGGCCTGTATTGAGATAGTCAAGATCATCATGGACGACAGCCAGCTCACAGAGGAACAGAAGACACTCATCACCGTCTCTGAGTTCTGGGACGTGCAAGATTTGACGGAGGTGACCAACGCGGTCAAGAACTTTCGAGGCGTCGCTAAACTCTGAGGTCACGCGCCTGACGGAGGTATACGAAGACTACGAAGTTCTCAAGGCCAAGCCTGTGGATGAGCAGGGCAACCCATACCCCAAGCGTATAACCGGCACAGACGTGCTGCCCTCGTGGGAGCATGACGTTCTCATGGCCATCGACGTTGCGAAGTTGTGGAAAATTACCC